GAAAGGTTATGTTGAGGATAGAAGACCTGGATCAAATGCTGACCCATACAAAATTATTAAAGAAATTGACATATCTTTAAATACTACCGATCAAATCTACGATGTTAAAATAATGATGAGTAAGGATGTTGATATGGAAGGTCTTAATGAAAAATACGGAACAATTTCAAATGATGAATTATTAAAAGAATATAGAGAAGATTAATTAATATGGCAAACGGAGTACATAAAATTACTGAAGATTTTGAAAAATCACTATGTGATTACACTGGATCACCATACGCAATTGCGTTGGATAATATGAGTAACGCAATCTTTTTAGCGTTATATTATGAAAAAAACATAAAAAAAAGTTTAAAATCTGACAAGGTAGACTGTCCATCCAAGACATATCCTTCGGTTCCTTGTGAAATTATTCACGCTGGTCTTAAAGTTAATTTTACTCCTGTTGTTGGAGATATGATTAAAGGAGCTTACCAACTATCACCAAGTAATGTTTGGGATTCGGCTTTGAGATTTACTGCCGATATGTATATTCCAAAAACACATATGTGTCTTTCATTTACAGGACCATATAAAACATTAAAACTTAGTAAAGGAGGTGCAATTTTAACTGATGACCATAAGGCGATGTTATGGTTTAAACGAGCAAGATTTAGTGGAAGAAGAGAATGTTCTTATCATGATGATAATTTTGATATGTTGGGTTGGAATTTTTATATGATGCCTGAGTTATCAGCAAGAGGTTTACTTATGATGAGTCAGTTTTATGATTTAGATGGGAATAAAAAAAATAATCAAGATTTAGAATTACCTTATCCTGATTTATCAAAATTTAAAATTTATACAAATAACTTATGAGAAACTTACATGATTTAATTATTAAAGACCAGTACGATAGTGGTGGTCGATGTGACGAAACTAAAGGAAATGTCATTAAAGACCTTATTATCGAAACTAATGCTCAATTATGTGTTGAGATTGGAGTCTTCAAAGGCGCATCACTAATGTATTTTGCCGAGGCTTTAGAAGTAACTAAAGGTAAAGTTATTGGTATTGATCCATATTCTATGGGGACATTGAGGAATGAAATTCCAGATAAGTCTTTAAATACATACATTTATGATGTCTTATTTAAAGACCAAGTTGTTTTAGATAAACTTTATGATGGAGTATTAAAAGTTATAAATAAAAATGACTTAAAAAATACCGTGTCTTTAGTTAGAAGTAAGTCTGAGGATTTTTATAAAAACTTAGAAAATGAATCTATTGATATTATTCATATTGACGGAAACCATGATGAAGAATACGTCACTAAAGATATACAATTATATTTACCTTTAATTAAAAAAGGAGGATATATAATAATGGATGATATAACATGGCCTGGTGTTATTACTTCTATAAACAACCATTTAAATAAAGAAACTATATTAATTAAATCATACGGAGATTTTTCTGTTCATAAGAAAATTTAATATAAATGAAGTTTGAGCAAGTATCGGTAGCAAAAAATGTTATCTATTTTAAAGAAGGGATTAAACAAAAATGGGGTTTAAGTGATTATATTGACCCATATGCTCCTTGTTTATTTTTTGGGGTATCATTACAAGCGGATTTAATTAATAAACATAAAGGTTATAAATTACTTTATTTTGTGGATAACTCAGATACTTTTTTGTCATCAATAGATAAAAAAAATGTTATTTCGTTTTATAATCCATTTGCTAAAATACCATCTGACATACCAGTTAAACATGGATGGATTGAGACTAGAAATAATGACATTATAGCCCCCACTATTTTAAATGATAAAGTATTTGTATATCTTAGAAGACCTCAAGATAGTATATCAATGGGAAGTAAATTTATTGTAGAGTTACAAAAAAAAATTAATTACGAAATTATCACACTATCCCAAGACCCCCCAATACCATTTCAAAATGTTGTGGAAGAATATTATAAAAAAAGTTTTGTTTCTGTAAATTTTACAACAAATGGTGGTTTAACAACTGTTTGTGATTTAGGTCTTATGGGAATTAAAACCATTATGAATACTCAAATTGATTTGCGTAGTTTATTAAAATGTAATACTCTTGATGAAGTACCGCATCTCATTGAAAATGAATCTAAAAAAATAGGGACAATACAGGACCCAATAAATAATTACACTTTAAACGAAGTTTGGCAAAATGTTGAATTTTGGTTAACTTAAAATCTATAATATGAAAAGAGCGTTAATAGGCGGTGGTGGTTTCGCAAGAGAAATAAAATCACATATTGGAGATCCAAAAATAAAATGTTTTGTTGATGATGAATATTGGAAAGAAAATGACGATTATATATTTCCGTTATCAAAATTTGATCCAAAAAAATATAAAGTTATAGTTGCAATTGGGGACCCAAGAGATAGGTTTGATATGGTCCAAAGACTTCCTAAAGATACTAAATATTTTAAATTTATTCACCCAAGTGCCCAAATATTAGGAAAAGATACTTTTATTGGGGAAGGTAGTATCATATGTGCCGGATGTATTTTGACTACAAATATCACAATAGGTAAACACGCACATCTAAACTTACAAACAACAATTGGCCATGATTGTAGAATTGGCGATTACTTCACAACGGCTCCAGGTGTTAAAGTCTCAGGTAATTGTAAGATTTACGATTGTGTTTATATTGGGACAAATGCGTCAATTAAAGAAAAGTTATCAATCCATTCTCTAACTACAATAGGTATGAATGGTGCGGTGGTTAAACATATAGAGGAGCCTGGAATATATGTGGGTGTACCTGTAAAAAAAATAAAATAAATGGAAAAAGAATGTGTATGTGGTGGTTCAGGACTTTGTCAGTGTCCACCAATAAAAGTAGAACAAGTTAATCATCCTAACCATTACGGAGGAGAGGATAATCCTTATGAGGCAATAAAAGTTATTGATGCTTGGGATTTAGGATTTAGTTTAGGAAATACGGTAAAGTATATTTCAAGAGCAGGAAAAAAAGATAAAGAGTTACAGGACCTTAAGAAGGCATTATGGTACTTGCAACATCATATAGAAATATTAGAGAAAAAATGAAAATAGTAGTAACAGGAGGAGCGGGGTTTATAGGATCCGCATTTATAAATCACCTATTAGATAACTTTGAATGTGATGTTCTTTGTGTTGATAAACTAACATACGCTGGTCGTAGAATGAATATTAAACACAATGTATCATTTTTAGAAAAAGACATTTGTGATGTAACGGCAGATGATCTTGGTGATTTTGATTACATGGTTCACTTTGCTGCTGAGTCTCACGTTGACAACTCAATTAAGAATGGGTTACCATTTGTGAGAACTAATGTTGAAGGAACATTTAATTTATTGGAGATATCAAGAAAAAATAAGAACCTTAAAAAATTCATACACATTTCAACTGATGAGGTATATGGTGATATGGATGAACACATTGCAATTAATCATACGGCAACTGAAGATGATAGTTTAAAGTCTAGTTCATATTATTCCGCAACTAAGGCGGCATCTGATATGTTAGTTTTATCTGCAAACAGAACTTATGGGTTACCATATATTATTACAAGAACTTGTAATAACTTTGGGGAACACCAATTTGAGGAAAAGTTTTTACCAACAATTGCAAGATCTATCGGTGAAGGTAAACCAATTCCAGTTTATGGTGACGGATTACAAGTTAGAGAATGGATGTATGTTTATGATAATGTAAAAGTCATTTGTGATTTAATGTTCGACGATGAGATTGTAAATACCACTTATAATATTGGAACAACTTTCAGAGTGACAAATTTGGACATTATTAAAAATATTTCTTATATTTTAAACAAAGAGGTTGATATTAAACACGTTGAAGACAGATTAGGTCATGATAGGAAATATGGTCTTAATTGTGAAAAACTAAGAGAATATTATATAACTAAACATGGTGAGATGCCTAAATTTTTAAATTTGTTTGATTACTTAGATAGACAATATGGAAATTAAAAATAAAAAAGGATTAAAAAAAGAGATTAACATATTAGGTGCGATCACAACTCCAGGTGAGTTAATCCGTGAAACACTTATTAATTTTATGTGGGGATTTCTTGGAAATTCAATTGTAGTTTTTGTTGCAAAAGAACTGGACTTTTTGGTTTTAATCAACTACATTGCTTATTACATATTAATTTCTTATATTGTTAATAGGAAGAAATATGAAACTATGTTGGGTAAGTTTATTGTTTTACCTGGTTCAGCCGCGATAGGTGCCTTCACAGGATATAAACTAGCTCAAGCAATAACAAGTATAATTTAAATAAAAATGAAACTAACAGAAGAACAAAAAAATCATATTCACGAGCAATATGATGCCTTAAAACAAACAGATAAAGAGTTTGAGGAAATACATGGGATGATAGTTGAACATTGTGTGGATGAATACATTGTTGACTTATCGTATGACGAGGATGGAGACCTTTACGAAAAGTTTTCAAATAAAGTATGGGATTTTTTAGAGAGCATTAAATAATAGAAATGATAGAAACAGGAAAAATAATAAATGGGGATTGTATTGAAGTAATGAAAACATTACCTGAAGGATCCGTAGATTTAATCGTAACATCACCACCTTATGGTGTTGGGATTGCTTACGATGTTCACGAGGATGATGTTGAATTTGATGAGTATTTAGTATTTGCTAAGAACTGGTTAACTGAAGCTTATAACGTGTTAAAAGATGATGGTCGTATTGCACTTAACATTCCTTATGAGATTAACAGACAAAAGAAAGGTGGGAGAATTTTCTTTGTTTCTGAGATGTATCAGTTAATGAAACAAATTGGATTTGGGTTCTTTGGTATTGTTGATCTTGAAGAACAATCACCACACAGAAGTAAAACAACTGCTTGGGGTTCTTGGATGAGTTGTAGCTCGCCTTATATTTATAACCCGAAAGAGTGTGTAATATTGGCATACAAAAAACACCACATTAAGAAAGTTAAAGGTGAACCTCAGTGGAAAGGGGTTCCTACTGAAATTGAACAGGAAGATGGGACCATAAAAAAGAAAGTGGTTTATGAGGAACAAGACAAGAAAGAATTTATGGAGTTAGTCTTTGGTCAGTGGAATTATTTTGCTGACACAAAATCATTAACTAAAGCCACCTTCTCAATGGACATACCAACCAAGGCGATTAAAATATTGTCCTACAAGAACGATGTAATATTAGATCCATTTGCTGGTTCAGGAACAACATTAGTTGCGGCTCAGATATTAGAACGTAGATGGTTAGGTATTGAGTTAAGTGAAAATTACAAACAAATTGCCGAAACAAGAATTAATTACTTTAAATCTTTAGAACAAATAAAAGAAATCCCATTTAATTAAGTGGGATTTTTTATTTTTACGTAGTATTTATGATAAATTGTGTATTATGGAAGATGAATATGAATGGGGTGATCACGACATCTCTCAGTTTTAAATTATTATTTACAAACTTTTTTTTGTTAAAAACTATTTATAACTATGAGGAAAAAGTTAATAACGGAATCGGGAATAAGAAACATCAGGGAATTATCTAAAAGATACCCTGAGGCGAAAATATACTTTCACCAAGATTTAGATGGTGTAACCACTGCTTTAGGTATGAAAAGCTACTTAGAACAAAATGGAATCAAAGTTGTTGACTCTGAAATTATCCAATATGGTGATAAGGAATTCGCAATTAAAAAGTTGGATGCTGAGGGTGATGTTATGCCGGTGTTAGTTGACTTTGCTCACGGTAAACCAATGTTTGTTATACATACTGACCACCACGACACACAAGCGGGGGTTGAACAAGGTACTTCAACTAATTTTAAATCCTCAAGATCTAACGTTGAGACAATATCTCAAACCGTATCTCCAAGAGATATTTTCCCATCTGACGATATCACTTTGATATCTACGGTTGACTCAGCAAATTATGCTCAATATGATATTAGTCCTGAACAAGTAATGAACTATTTGTTTAAGGTAGATAAAGATCAATCACTACAAAAAAACAAAATGATAATGGGTATGGTTGCTAATAAATTATTATTGGCATTCAAAAACAAACCAGGGTTCTTGGAAAATATTGTAATGAATGCAAATCCATCGTTATTAAGTATATTGTTAAACATCAGATCTCAGATCAAAGAAAAAAGTTATGCTGATGTTGGGTCTTTGGAAAAAAACAAAGAGAGTTATGTTCAAACAATGAAAACTCACAAGAATGTTAAAGTTGATGATAAAATTATAGTTCAGTATGGTGGAGGTAGTATGATGAAACCAGGATCATATGATAGATACACACCATTCAGAAATAATCCTGACGCTGACTTCTTGGTGATTGCTTGGCCGTTAGGGTTGGTACAAGCGTCTTGTAATCCATTTAAGAAAGAAAGAGCACTTAAAGGTGTAAACTTAGGTGAGATCAAAGATGATGTCTTAAACAAGTGGAAATCACAATTACAAGATAAGGATATTCCTTTATCAACAATAAAATGGATATCAGAATCAGGAAAAGGTTTTGGTGAACAATCAGTTGGTTTTACATTCAGAGATTTTAACGCCTTATATGGTAAAGAATTTAAACAAATGGCCGATGGGGAAGACATCCTTGGTGATGTTGAAGAGGCAATGAAAAAACCATTCAGTAATTTAACAGATAAAGAAATGAGAATGTTAGATTCTATTAGTGTAAATTCTTGGGATCTAATTCAATCCAATAGTGGGGGACACAAATGTATTACAAATATTTCTGGGTTATCATATTTAGGTAGATCTAAAAGACCACCTGAAGGTAAATACAAATATAATGAAGAGTCAGATGATTCTCCTTATATTAAATTTACTAAGATGGTACAGAATGAATTTGTTAGAGTTTTGAAAGAAAAAATTAATGAAGATGGTGGTAATAGATATGAGCCAAATTTTGAGGTTGAAATGACGGAACACGCAAGGTCATTAGGAAACGCTAGAAAACAAGGACAAGGATTAAGATTCTCAAAGTCTGCAGTAAAATCAAATCAAATAAGATTTAGACCAAATAATAGATAATAGTATGAACTTATTAAACGAAGAAATAACAAGAATTAAATCAATGATGGGTATTATTACCGAAAGTAATATATCTTTACCTATTAAAATTGGTAAGACTTGGAATCCTGGAAAAAAAGATGCGGATTTACTTCATTCATTTGAAACAAGAAAAATTGATAAAAAAGGAGCCCTAATTGGAACCCAAATTGAGGAGAAACTAAAGGAACTTTATGATGCGGGAATTAACCCGAATGTGAGTAATTTAGAATTAATTGTGGATTCTAAAAATTACACAGTAACTTGGAGAGCTACCATTGATGAGAGTAAAGATGGTAAAGCTTATATGGGAATTGCAACAAGAGGATCTGCTGGTGGAAGTTCCGACACAAGAGCCGCAGAACAAGTTGAACCACTTAAACAAGATTTAAGGAAAAAAGGAGCTGAAGACATTACGTTATTTTTAGATTTTAAAAATACAAATGGGATTCCTATCAGACAATATTTCTTTAAGTATACATTACCCGATAAATACCCACCACATGAGTCTGGATCATCAAATTATGTAAGAACAGAAGATCCTGTAGTAAGTGATAATTCAGATGATGATGTTGTTGATGTTGAAGACGGTGTAACAACTACCACTACAACTAAAAAGAGTCCTTTTGAATTTTTTAAAAACCTTGGTGGTATGTTAAAAAAATGAAAGACTAATCTTGTAATAATATGGTATCACCTTCGGCAATATCATATTTTATACAAGTACCACCTTTGAGTTCTAATATCATATCACCATTACCGGTGTAACGATCACACTCAGGTGTATTACATGGTTTACAATTATTATGTATTTTGTTGATTTTATTCCCATTAATGAAAATTATATCCAAAGATATAATACAATTCTTCATCCAAAAAGAATGGTCACCTTCCTTCATTATGAATAACATACCATCAAACGTTTTGTCAAATTTTTTACCCATCATACCTTTTTGTATGTCTTTAGTGGTCATCACACATTTGACATTGAATAAATTATTATTTACTATTAACTCCATATACTTATAAATATATTCTTATAATGAAATCAAATAGAAGTTCGGGCATAATATTAAAATTTGAGAATAAAGTTTTGTTATGTAAACGAGCTGACCACGAAACTTATTCTGGAAAATGGTTTATCCCTTCAGGACATTTGGAATCAAATGAAACACCAAAAGATTGTGCTTATCGTGAATTTTACGAGGAAACAAACATTAAGATTGAGGAGGATATAAGTTTGGTTGGATTCATTACAAAGAAAGATGAAGAAGGAAAACCAAAGGGGTTAATTTATGTGTATTTATATGAATCTGACGAAAAAAAGATGCCAAACTTGGATAAAGCTGAAGATGGTCATGAACACTCAGATTGTGGGTTTTTTACGTTAAAAGACATTCCAATTGATGAAAATGAAGAAATATACAAAATTTTAACAAAAATTTTATCTTAAACGTAAAATTTATTTACTTTTAATAAATTAAACTATATTTATATTACACAAAAACAACCAATACCCTTCCTTTCTACGAATTAATTGGTTTATAAATATTAATCCCATAGTTTTTGAGAAAAAAGTATGGGATTTTTTATGCCGTGTCAATTTTATTTGTATATTTGTAGAAACAAAAAACATATGGGAACTTACATACACACATTCAAGAAAAAATTCAACAAGAAAGCAACATTTGATGGAAATCCTGTTGTTGTTGGACAAGCAACATTTTTATGTCGTCAAGATTGGTTAGGTAATTACTCACCATCTGAAAATAGAGAAATGACAAGAGCTTACGCTTTGACTGAAAATGATCAAGCTGATTATATTACATTTGATGGTGAGATGGTTTATAAAAATAATAAAAAAGGTGTATGGTCAGACGGATCTGGTTTTTGGGGTGGTATTGACCACAAAAATGATTTTGTTGGCACACTAAAAAAAGTGGGTAGAAAATTTGTTATTGTCAAATAATTTAGTATCTTTGTTATATGAATAAGATGGGTTTCAACATAAAAGTAGTTAGTGATAAGTTCGGTGATTTAATCAACGAGACATTCATGGATCAGACACAATTCAAAATATTTTTGAAGATGGTGCACGGAGCATTGGTATTAGAAGAAGACCTAAGTTTCTTCAATGGAGATACATTCTTGGTTCACATCCCAAGTAAGGTCTTTAAAGACTCTGTTATTTTTACAAACGTTAGACAAGTTTCTTTAACTGAACAAGTTAAAAGTAAAATTGAGGCGTTAGTAACAAAATAATTGTTTCCTTATTTAGAAAAATAAGGTGGTGGAGTCAGACATATATCCAATGTCGGGCCTAAAATGGGAACTTCGGTTCCCTTTTTTTATTTATTTTTTATTATATGGTTATATTTATATAATAAATAAATTTAATAAGCAATATTTATGTTACCTAAAATAAAATTAACGGAAAGTGAGATCAGAGATATTTTGAGTCAACATGGTGTAAAGACCAATGTTTTGGTTGAACAAACTCAAAATTACACCACTGTGGACATTCAAAATTGGTTAAATTCTAATAAAAACGCAGGATTAGATGTTGACGGCAAAATGGGAATTTTAACGGTTAAGGCCATAAAAAATGCGTTAATAGGATAAGATATGAAAAAAATTACAGATAGTTTATTAAAAAGAATTGTTAGACAAAGTCTAAATGAAAGTTATGGTTTGTTAAATGAGGCCACTTTCGCAACAGGTAAAATAACTTCTGCTGGTGTTGAGTATGAAAATCTTGATATAACTGAAAATCCATGTCCTCGTGGTGGTTTTTGTTTAACACCGGCTACAAAAAGTGGTTATAAAATGGCGAGTGAATTTGCTAAAGAAACATCTGTTCCGGGTGATTATACCGAACAAATAACTTGGATGGAGTCGGTTATGGCGTTATGTGATAATGAAGAATATAGTAAAGGGGAACCAATGGATGAAGGAACCATTGGTAACATTGTAAGTGAGATTCAGGATGAAATGGACGATGGTGTTATTGACCATTCTTTTATTAAGAAAAAAGTTCAATCATTAAGTGATTTTCCTAGTTTTTGTATTGCTAGAGAAAGATCAAATTCTTATGGTTATGACATTTTTGGTTCAAATGCTGAGTATAGATTGAATATGGGTGCTAATGATAATGATGACTATAAAAATTATGTTGTATTACCGGTTTTTCAATTACTTCAAAATTCTGTTAGTAAAACTAAAAAATTTGAACCTAAATTTTGGGAATCTGTTGCAGCTGCTGCTAAAACACAAAAACCAAAACCAAATACTACTACAGGTGGAGGAGGTACTGAGAACACTACTTTAGACATTGGGTCATTACCTTGTGTTGTTGAACATCCTGCCTTAATCAATAAAAAAGAACCATTAGATAATGGTTTTGGGTTTAGATTAAAAACAGGAAATCCAGTAATTGATGATTTTACATTTGGTGTTACAAAAGATCCAAATGTACCTGATAGCATGTTACAAGGTAAAAAGTTCTCAAATAAAAGTCAGATTCTACTTGATTTTAATTGTGATGATAAATACATACAATGGTCACTTTCAAGTGATGTTTGGAATTATGATGATGTTGCATTTGGCGGAGCTTGGGATGCATCTACGGGTGGTAGTGTTGCTTTAACCACAGACCCTGATCTTGAAGATGATGGTAAAGTTAATCAAAGTATTCAAACAGAAAGAGTAAAAGGTTTCAGACACAATTTGTTAACTGAGGCGGAATTTAAACTTGGAGATAAAGGCCCTGAGGTTGGTAAAATACAAAGTAAATTAGGTTTAAAACCAGATAAAGGTACACCAATTTATGGTCCAGCAACTAAAGCCGCAGTTGAAAAATTTCAAACAGATAATGGAATTACACCTGTGACAGGAAATATTGATGCCGTTACTTATGACAAAATTATTGAAAAATATCCCGATCCAATACAACAAACGGGTGCAGGGTGGACTCAAGATTTAAAAGTAGGTATGTCTGGACCTGATGTTGAATTTATACAAACAAAATTAGGTATAAGTAAAGGTAAGTATGGACCTGAAACCGAAAAGACGGTTAAAGAATTCCAAAAAAAATACAAATTCGCTGAAACGGGTATTGTTGATAAAACAACGTATGATAAATTAATACAAGTTAAAGATGCGGGTACTCCATTAACGTTTTCGGCTAAAAAACATAATTATGTAGTTGGTCAATGGATTAAAGTAACTCCTGAGAATGGTAATGAGGCAAATCAATTAACCGAAAATAATGGTTATTTTAGAATAATAAAAGTACCAAATGATTATACAATTATATTAGATTTACCTTGGGGAAATTCAAAAGGTTTTAAAACTATCGGAGGATCAACACAAAGAGTTTTATTTGGTGAAGATGCAAAAGAAGGTACCAAACAAGTTATTAAAAGAGATAGAAATACTAATACTAATAATAATTCAGGTACAAGAAGTAATAATAATAATTCAGGTAAAAGAAGCAATAACAATAATTCAAATACAAATACTGTAGATACTGAAAAACAAAAACAAAGAAAGGTACGTACCAAAGAATTTTGTGATACCTTAAGAGAAGTAAAGAAATATATAAATAATAATAAAGGTGGTGATTTAACTATTAGTTGTGACAGAACTCAAAAAACAATAAATCAAATTATGGTGGCACTTACAGGTGGTACCATAGGTGCTCCAGTTGCTCCCGTTGCTCCCGTTGCTCCCGTTGCTCCAGTTTCCTCACCGGGTGGTGGAAATGTAACGGTATATTAATAAAAAACAATAAATTTATTAAGGGAGGTCAATCTCCCTTTTTTTATGCCGTTTTTTTTCTTATATTTGTACTATGGAAAAAATGTTATACATCGTTAGAGGAATACCGGGAAGTGGTAAGTCTACTTTTGCTAAATCATTGGGTGGAACTCATTTTGAAACGGATATGTTTTTTATGGTTGATGGTGAATATAAATTTGATTTCACAAAATTGAAAGAGGCACATAAATGGTGTCAGGATAGAGTTGGTAATGCGATGATATTAAATATTACTGCAAATTTAAACAATGTAATTGTGGTTTCAAATACATTTACACAAGAGTGGGAAATGCAACCATATTTTGATATGGCAGAAAATTTTGATTATAAAGTATTTTCTGTTATTGTTGAAAACAGACATGGTGGAATTAATCAACACGGTGTTCCTGAAGATAAAATAGAATTAATGCGTAATCGTTTTGAAATAAAATTATGATGAAATTTGATAAAATATTAACAACAGGTAAAGTGTGGGTCACGTCTGATCCGCACTACAACCATAAAAACATTTGCCGGGGTGTTACCGATTGGAGAACACTTGATGGGAAAGTACCGGAATATAACACAAGAGATTTCCCAACTTTAGAACTAATGAATAACACATTGGTTAACAATATCAACTCAAAAGTTGGTCAGGACGATACTTTAATTATGTTGGGTGATATTGCGTTTGGTGGGTTTGAATTTATTAAAATTTTCTTGGACCGATTGGTATGTAAAAACATACACTTGGTTCTTGGTAACCACGATCACCATATCAGAAACAATAGGGATGACATTAAAGATATGTTCTTATCTGTTAGTGATTACTTACAGGTTAATATTGATGGACAGAATTTTGTGATGACTCACTATCCATTTGAAAGTTGGAATGGTCTTGGTAAAGGTGTTGTTCACCTTCACGGACACGTTCATTTACCGGTAGGTAGAAAGTGGGGTAAAGGTAAAAGATTGGACGTTGGTGTTGATGGAAATGGTTTGTTTCCATATCGTATAACTGAGGTTGTACATATGATGGATAAACGAGACATTGTTTCTGAAATGGATAATGATCACCACTTAGATGATATAGTTAATGTTGTGGGTTAAATCGCAACTCCAATATATTTATTACTATGGATGATATGTTTGCGTATAACTCACAATTTTTACCTGGAACACAAATTACCGTTGTGTTTAAGGAAAATCCAAATTATGGTCAATTAAATGAATTTTTTAATGATTATGGTTATGGATTTTATGCTCCTGAATTTAAAACAATTTTTATAGATGGTGAGGTTTTTTTAGGTGAAGATGGTTTAACTATGGATGATTTACGTTTTATAGAGGCACATGAAATATCACATTTAATATTAAAACATGATGGTCCGAGATCTGAAAATGATGAGTTGGAAGCGGATCTAGGCGCATACATTCTTTTAAAGAATAAAAATTTACCAACTGATCGTCTTATTGATCAGTTTGAATATAGGCACGGAATAGAATTCTCTGAAGATCTTATAAATAAGATTGGGGATAAATTCCCACATACATTGAGAGAGAATAGTATAATCAATTGGGAACTACATCAACAACTGATGGAAAAAAAATACGGTAAAAGAAAAATAGAAACCGGATTTAAATTCAAAAAATAGTTTGTAAAATCTAAAATAATTTACTATCTTTGTTCTTATATGAAAACCCCATGTAAGGAATGTCCTCACGTTATTAAAAATCGTCATAATGATATGATTGTGGAGTTCGGTAAAAGAACAGGTAAGAAACATAATTGTCATATGACCGAAGGGGTGAAAGATTTGTGGAATATTAAAAACGAAAAATTAGAATGTTATGGATCAAAGAGAGATGATTTACGGAGTATGTGATAAGACAGGGAAATGTGATTCCTATTTTGGGTTCTTCAAAAATGAGAAAGATGCGGAACACGAAGTCGAAGTTCAAGCTAATAGACTCAAGGAAGACTTGGGTATGATGGATATTGATATTCAAACAGACCGAGCATTATTTGGTGGTAAGCTGGTAATAGTAATTCATAGATACGTATTAAGATGAAAACAATAGAAACTAAATTTGGAACATATATAGATATGGAAACAGAAACAAGCACAAAATTAACTGGTGATAAAATCACGGTGTTCGTAGAAAGATTAAAAAAAATTGGAATTGAGGTTAAACTATCAGGGAACTTTCCTTGGGTATATATTACTGAAATCTGTGGTAAAAGAGTAACTGAAAAGTTTGAAGGGAATCACGGGTTTACAATAATCTTTCTTCCTGGAAGAAATGATAGTCCACCATCTGAATTTACAGATATTACAGAGATATTCAAACTATTAAGAAAATATACAAATGAATAAAAAAATATATCTAGATGACGTTCGTACGCCGGTAGATCCAAGTTGGGTGGTTGTTCGTTCTTATGATGAATTTGTTAGTAAGATAAATGAAATTGGTTTAGAGAACATTGAGTTAATATCTTTGGATCACGATTTGGGTGATACCGCAATGAGAGAATGGCATTACGGAGTCGTAAAAAACTACACCATCAATTACGATAACATCACTGAAAAAACTGGTATGGATTGCACCAAGTGGTTGGTAAATCAATGGTTAGATGGTAAACCTGTGGTTGAGGTTGTGGTTCATTCAGCAAACGCTATTGGTAGTGGTAATATGATGGGTTACATCAACAATTACCGACACTTAAATAGAATGGAACAAAATTGTGTAAGAGTTAAAATTGAACATACAGTATAAAAATAAAATTATGGAATTAGAAAAATTTGAACAAGCAAAAAAAGTTAAAGAAAACCTTGAAAGGTTAAAAACACGGAAACATAAATTGGAATCCGCACTCAAATCTTGTAGTTTGGGGGTTACGATTAAGTATACGTATGGAGGTAAATTCCAAACGCCAGGTGAAGTGGGATTATATAATAAAGAGATTATAAAAGAAATGATGATCAAAGAACTTGAAAAGTTGGATGAAGAAATAAATTTAGTTAAAGAAGAATTTGAAAAAGTATAAGAAATGGAAAATTTAAATAGCGTATGTTATGTTGGTACAATCGGAGAGGTTAAGCCAATAGAAGGCGCTGACAACATAGAACTTGTTATGGTTAATGGTTGGAATGCCATAACTAAAAAAGGAGAATATAAAGTTGATGATTTGGTTGTTGTTGCAACCACCGATGCGGTTATACCACAAAAACTTTCTGATGGGTTAAATGTCACAAGTTATCTTCGTAAAGGTCAGAGAGTGAGAACTATAAAACTTCGTAAGGTTTACTCTGAATGTTTAATAATACCAATAGGATTTGTTCCAAAAATATATAGATACGATGGTTCTGACTGCATGGAGTTACTTGAAGTTTTCAAATACGAACCACCCGTTAAGATGGTTCAGTTAAGTGGAGGTAGAAAATTCAAATACCACCAAAACCCTAACTTTCATGTTTACTACAAATTTCCTAACTTGAAGAACGTTCCTGAAATGTTCAACGAAGAAGACATAGTTACTATCACTCGTAAACTTCACGGAACAAATGCTCGTTATGGTATTGTTAAAAAGAAAAGATTATCCTTATGGGATTATGTTAAAAAGTTCTTTGGAGATAAATGGGCTGGATATGAATATGTTTATGGATCTCACAACGTAGAGAAAGGTTCTGACTCTCAAGGGTTTTACAAATCGGACGTATGGAAAACAATCGCAGATAATTACAAAATAAAAGATAAACTATGGGATTATGTTAAGACATATGGTAGTCCTGACTATTTGGGTGATGGGTTAATTATCTATGGTGAGATATATGGTCATGGTATACAAAAAAATTATGATTATGGTTTAACTGATGTTAAATTTGCTGGTTTTGATGTTGAGTTAAATGGTAATTACCGACCTTATTACGATGAAAAGAACGTATTCAAATCTTTGGGATTACAAAGAGTTGATGTTCTTTATATGGGTCCTTGGTCTAAAGAAGAACAAGATAAACACGTATTCAATAACAACATAATGGGAACCAAAGTTCCTCACGAAGGTGTGGTTGTTAAATCCGTTACCGGTGATAGACACAAAGTAGGTAAAGTGATAAACCCTGATTATAGTATATTCTGTGAAAAAAATAATGTAGGTGACTCCCATTGATGGAGTCACTTTTATTAGTTACTATTAAATTAAAAAAAATTAACACATATTAAGATAATGGAAAATAAAAAAAAAATACCTAAATTAATTTTAAACTCTGAAGAACATGAACTTATTGGGTTTTATATATCCGAACTTGGATTTTTAATGATGTCAATATGTTCACAATCAGGTAAACTAACTAATTATAATTTGGGTGAACACGATACAGAACAAAATGTTTTTATAGATCTAATTAAAAAAAATTAATCTAAATAAATTGAATTGATTAATTCACTTTTTTTATTATTATTAAATAACATGGAACAAAAATTAAATGTATTTTCATTCCTATCAAAGAACCTTTTATTATACTCAATTATTTTATTGATAGAGAATAATTACAATCCACTTAATTGGTGGATATTGAGTGGGTTCTTTCAGATTGTAATGACAATAATTTTTGAATTATATATACTTGGAACATCATTAGAAGAAAAAAATATAGAAAATGGGAATAAAGAAAATTAAAAAAGAAAACAATTCAATTAACATTAGTTTAGTTGATTTAATAGGTAAATTAGATAATAGTGAGACTAAAAAGTATACACAATTTTTAGTTAAAATACTTAAAAAAAATTTTGATAATGAACAGGATTTTTTGTTAAGAGATTTGTCACATAGGGAAAGAAAGATTGATCAAGTTTTAACTAACAGTACCTTTGATGGTTGGATTACAAGAAAAATACTTACTAATTTATATGGTTGGGATGAAGTTGATTCATTTATTGATTTTTGTAACTTTATGGAAAGAGGATTAACTAATGAAAAAGACATTAGTAAATACGATAGTTGGGAAATGGTTACAAGTGAGGTATTTCAAGCTAAAAATCGTAATTTATTTAAAATGGCTAAAAAAGAAGTTAAAGTTGTTTACGAAGATGATCAATATATGTGTATTAAACCATTAACTTATGTGGCATCTGTTTCATATGGTTATCAAACTAGATGGTGTACTGCTTCAGTTCAGGAACCTAGTTATTTCTACAATCACTCAAAAGACGGTGTACTCGTATATTTAATTGATAAAATAAATAATGTGAAATTTGGGTTTTACCATAATAGTCATCAAATTCAAATATACAATCAAAAAGACGATAGGGTAGATTCAATGGAGACAGGTATTCCGGTAGAATTATTACATAAGTTGATTGGTGAAATGAAATCTGAAGCTAAAGATAAAAATTTTAATTATAAGTTATTTGGTGAAAGTGAATTGGAAAACATGAAAAAATATAGAGGTAATGATACTATGGTGGAACCAGTTCGAATGGATGAAATGTTAACGGAAGGACCAATGGATGAAATGATGGTGGAGATACCCACAAATGAAGAGGTAAGTGAGTATACGGGTCTTCGTATTGATACGTTAGAAGATATGAGAGAAAGAGTACGAAGACTAAGACATAGAAATCCACTTGAGATTGGTGATGATTTACCATAATTTTAAAAAATTATAATATGGATGATTTAAGTAAAAACATAAAAAAAATGTATTTGAGAATAAATGGTGAAATAGCTGATCATGAATTGCCACCTCCTCCACCAAAAAAAGGTAAAACTTTTACTCTTGATGAGGATCAGGTTAAAAAATTGGAGGAGTGGAAAGAACACATCAAGATAATATACGGTAAGTACGGTGATTATGAATATAGGTTTACCTCAAATGGAATTGGTCAAAGTGTTAAGGTCTATAGTGAGTTAGCGAACACAACTTTAGATCTTACAGATGTGGATAAATGGTAAACCAAACTTGAAAAATTATACGAAACCCTTACAGAAATGTGAGGGTTTTTTACTTTATGAAGTATTTATATTAAAAACCATTAATGCAAGATAAAAAAATTATTATTGAAGAATTAAGTAGGATTAAAAATCTTATGGTTTATGATAGATCTAAAACATTAAATGAAAATATTAATGAAGGTTTGTTTGACACTTCGGATGGTAAGATAGCGAGATGGTTATTACCTTCAGGTGATATCATTACCGGAGATAAAATAAAAGGGATGATACCTACAGGGGCGGAACAGTTAAATGCTAAAAATGCGGAAAAAGCGATTGAGGTTGCTAGTGGGTTAAAAACCGTTTCCTCTATTTTTGGTGGAGGAGGAGCAACTGCTGCAACCGCGGCGGCAACAACAGGAGCTGGTGCCCTTGAGGTTGGTGCTGGTGCGGTTGGTGCTGGTGCGGTTGGTGCTGGTGCGGTTGGTGCTGAGGGAGCGGCAGCGGCTACTTTTTTAGGTTTAGGGCCTGTTGGTTGGATAGTAATCGGTGTTGCAGGTCTTGCGGCTTTAGGTTATTGGGCGGCAACAAAGGATGATAAAATGGGTATGATTGAAAATTTATTTGGAATTTGTAAATCAAGTAAAGAAAAGGATAAGTGGAAAAGATATATGAGTGATGAGGAGGTTAGAAAAAATTCAGGTATATTATACCATGCTATGGAAGGTTGGGGTACAGATGAGGATGCAATTTATAAAGTATTTAAATTGTTTAAAAGTCCTGGTGATTTTTGTGCGGTAAGTGAAAAATATGAAAGTTCATTTGGTGAATCGTTATTAGATGCTTTAGATGGAGACTTTGATTATGGTTGGGAACCAATTGCAAAATCTTTAGTTGATATGACTAAAAACTATGCTCAAACTGAAGCTGAAGATTATTGTAAAACTAACGTTAAGGAATGTGCGGACAAATTAAAATTGTATTGTGAAAAAACACCTGACGATCCTAAATGTAAAGTTTTGAAAACTAATGTTGTTGACTTTAAAAATTGTAATGGTGAATATTATAAAGGATGTAAGGGACCAAAAATAGTACAAGTACAAAAATGTTTAGGTGTTGATGTTGATGGTAAGTTTGGTGATGAAACTGAAAAAAAATTAGAAGAAAAAATAAAAAGTAAAACCTTCAAAGACGAAGATGTTAAAACAATATGTGATAAAAAATAAAATATTAACACATTTTTAAACCCCATTTCTAAAGAGTGGGGTTTTTTATTTAAAATAAATTCACTATCTTTGTATTATGGTGGGTGTTATACTTTTTTTACTGATAATAATGGTATCTTTTTTTAGTGGGAAAGTTAATAAAGATAAGGATCATCCATTCAATAAATTTTTTAATGATAGGTAAGAATAAAATATTAGTTATTTTAAATTTTTTGGACACACATTATGGTGACTTAGTGTGTAGCCCAAAAAATCTTTGTTATCATAAAGAGGGTAAGATTTATTTTAGATTTAACTTAAAAGATAAAACTATTTTTTTAGAATATAAGAATTTTGTTCAACCAATATCTAAAGCGTTAAACATAAAAGAAGATATGTTAAATGATCTTTATGAGGTAATTAAAGAATGGATTGAATATGTTTTTAAAATTGAAGGAGAAATAATTTAATTATGAAAGTATTGATGTTAGATCACGATGGTGTAATTTGTCTATCCAATAATTGGGGTGGGCGAACAAAGAAATGGGCAAAATACCGAAGCGCAAATCCTGACAGTAGTGATGAGAAAAAAAATGCTCCTGTTGAATATCGTTTTGATGATTTTGATAAGAAGGCGATTAAGGACCTAAATGATATCATTGAAGAAACAGGATGTGAAATTGTTGTAAGTTCTGATTGGAAATTACACGCAACTCTTGAAGAACTTGGTGACTATTATGAAAGTCAGGGAATTATTAAACGACCAATTGCGTTAACACCTGATATACAAAATTGTACGGTTCATGGTAATTTATTTATATGGTCATCACGATGGGATTTGGAACAAACCAGAACTATTGAGATTAGACAATACTTACACGACCATCCTGAGGTTACGCATTGGGTTTCTGTTGATGATTTGAATATGGGTAAAATTGGTGAACCTTGGAAAGATGTTTGGGCAATTGATAATTTTGTTCTAACACCAAAATCAAGTGAGGGAATCAAACAAAGTGGTATTAAAGAAAAGATATTAAATTTTTTAAAAGATGACTGAAGAAGAAATGAATGAATACCTTGAGTCCATAGGTGGACTTGAGAATGGATTCTATCCCGATAGAGACCCAATTAAAGACTCTGGGTTCTTTGAATGTGGGAATGGTTGGTTTCCATTAATTAAGGATCTAATAACCGATCTAATAGAGTTAGGTTGGGACAAACAAACTTGCCAGGTTAAAGAAAAGTTTGGTGCGTTAAGATTTTACATCAATACTGGATCTGATGAAATTTTTAAAAAAATACACTCATATGAAAATCAAAGTTATGAGATTTGTGAGACCTGTGGAGAAAAAGGAGAGTTAAAACTTGTAGGTTGGTATAAAACATTATGTAATAAACATCATGAAGAACGTAAACCAAATATTCAAGAATAATAAACATTTAATGGATGAACCTGAAGTTATTGAACTTGTTGAATATACAAGAGAACTTGAGGAAATTGTACTCCAAAGAAAGATTGAGGATTCATATGATAAGGAACATATGTTAAGATCTATGTTATTGGATATATTAACAAGTTGTCGTGATATGGAAGAAACAAATCAATTGTCCGAAAGATATCCTAGTATGTATGAAAAAAGTGATGCGGAATCTTTAGTTAAAAATTTAAAAACCTATATTTTAGATATGAATTATAAAAATAATTTAGGGATATGAATAAGATTAGTTTAAGTGAGAATTGTTTTGGTGTTGACGTTGAAATAGATGACGAATCACTATTTATTCATGAGTATGATAATAGGAGTCCTGAGATGATTAATGGTTTGCAGGATAAATTAATTGATAACCTAAGATTGATAAAAAATAAATTAAGTATGAATGATTGGACAGAGATTGTTCAGATGATTATTAATCACGGAGATGAGTTTGAGTATGACGTTGAAAATTCAATGGATTATAAATCTTGTGATCAGTGTGGTAATTTAAATCATAATCATATATATAACAAAAAGAAAAATGACTAGAGTAAAATTATTTGTAATTGATGA